CAGCAAAACAGTTCTCGTCATCGACTCGCTCACCATGCTTTCCGATGCAGCTTTGTCTTACATTTTGGCAATGAACGGTCGCCTCGGCCAGCACCCGCATCAATCCGATTGGGGCTTGGCTCAGGTTTTGGTCGAAAACCTTCTTCGTATGCTCTACGACGAGTCCGTAAAATGCAACGTGATAATCAACTGCCACATCAAACCGATGGGAGACGAAAGTGGCCCGGAGCGTTACTATCCTAACACTTTGGGAAAAGCTCTCCCTCCGAAAGTGGGCCGTTACTTCAACACGGTCTTGCTTGCGCAGTCTTCTGGTCGCGGGCAAAATCTCAAACGCCAGATCTTCACCACGTCTCAAGGAACGATTGAGTGCAAAAACACAGCACCTTCAAAAGTTCAAGCGTCTTATCCGCTCGAAACAGGTTTAGCCGACTATTTCGCGGCTGTAAGGAATTAGGACCAAAGGTCCTAATACTGGCCCCTCACGGGGTCTATTCACTATGGAGTAAAAAATGGCTGTTAATTTCAAAGACCTCCTCGCTGTAAATCTCGATGATGTGAAAGCGCCGATGGCGCTGCCGGAAGGCACTTATCACGGCACAATCGCTTCGTTCGAATACGGAGATAACAACAAGAACAAGACGCCTTACGTGCGTTTTGGCTTGAAGTTCCACTCCGCGAGCGATGATGTGGACCCGAAGGACTTGGCGGAGATCGACCTTTCGACTCGCAAGATGTCCACGGACTTCTACCTCACGCCGGATGCGCGTTTCCGCTTGAAAGACTTTCTGGAGTCACTTGGCCTCAAGACGACTGGTTCGACGTTTGACGAACTGATCCCGGAGGCTGTCGGCCAGAGCGTTCTTGCTTACATCACGCAGCGTTTCAACCCGGAACGCCCGGATGATCCGCCGAGAAACCAGATTAAAACCGTCAAAGGCGAATAATCTAACAAAGCAGGGAGGGGGATTCCCCCTCCCTCACTTGGAGGCTGAAATGGTTAAGTGCAAAATTGACGATTGCGAAAATGTAGCCAAGACCAAAGGCTGGTGTGGCAAGCATTATCAGCGCTGGCTTGTAAACGGCGATCCGCTTTACATTCGCACTCAACCAAAAGGTTCCCGCAAGACTGCTATTTGTTCTGTCGATGATTGCTCTCGGCCAGTTCATGCAAATTGTTTATGCGGTAAACATCAGCAGCGACTTTACCATCATGGCTCGACAGATGCTCGCCGGAACGAAAACGGAGCAGGTCATGTTCATCACACTGGCTACCGTTATCTGAAAATAAATAACAAAGCAGTTGCAGAACACAGACTGATTGCGGAAAGGGCTTTGGGAAAACCACTTCCTGCTGGAGCAGTCGTGCATCACATCAACGGAGTTAAATCCGATAATCGCCCATCAAATTTAATCGTCTGCCCAGACGAAGCCTATCACAACTTACTTCACACTCGCCAAAACCAATTTGGTTACGAAGGATCACTGTAATGGACATTTCCCTTAAAGACATCTGGATTGACCGTGGGTCACGCCAGCGAAAAGAAATTATCATCGACGACCTTTTGGAAAGCATTCCGAGGAATGGAGTGCTGGTGCCGATCATTTTGGTGGCCGAGACAGGCCCCGCAAACCAACCCTACAAGCTAATCGCAGGCGAACGGCGCTTCACAGCATCTCGCCAGTTGGACCTCGAAACCATCCCGGCTCGATTGCTGTCCGACCTCTCGCCAATCGAGCAGCGTGTCGTCGAACTCGAAGAAAATTTGAGGCGTAAAGATTTGGGCTGGCAGGATCAATGTCTCGCGATGGCTTCGATCCATGAAGTGCTGGGCCAGCAACACGGCGATAGCTGGAACTACACGAAGACCGCGGACAATCTGGGTTATAGCCCCGCGTGGGTGCAGCGATGCTGCCGTGTCGCCAAGGAACTCCATCGCGATAACGTGCGAATGATGGAGTCTGCAACTCGGGCCTACAACTTTATATCCAGAGAGGATGAACGGGTCGCGGCGGACGCGGTTAGCAACCTTTTGCATAGCGCCACGGCGGCGGCCAATGACGCCCTTGAAGGGGTGGAAGGTAGTAACCCCCTAGACGACCTTTTAGACGCAACCACCGGCCAAAAAACCCCCCATACCGGCGCATCGGCGGACGCCCCGCCGAAATCGGCACGAACGGCACCCCTCATAACTCCAGCCGACCAGTCCATCCTTCAAGAGTCCTTCCTCGACTGGGCTCCAGCCTATCGGGGCGAACCCTTCAACCTGATCCACTGCGACTTCCCCTACGGCGTGAATGTCTTCGGGGGCGCATGGTCTGGCAAGCGCACCACATCTGGCTACGACGATGGCGCAGACGTTTACATCAAACTAATCGAATGCTTGTGCGCCAATCTTGATCGCGTCATGGCGCATTCCGGGCATCTGGTGTTTTGGCTTTCCGGCGACATCAAAATCCAAGCGCGCACACTCGAAATGTTTTCCGACCTCGCACCCAACCTTTCATTCTGCAACTTCCCACTAATCTGGGTCAAGAGTGACAACGTGGGAATTGTGCCGGACCCCAAGCGCGAACCCAGACGCATTTACGAGACGGCCCTGATCGCATCTCGCGAAGATCGCCTGCTTGTGAAGCCCGTCAGCAACGCAATCGCCTCCCCAACCAACAAGGAGCATCATCCCCACACCAAACCCGAACCAGTCCTCAAGCACTTTTTACAAATGTTTGTCGATTCGAACACCAGATTTCTCGATCCGACATGCGGTGGTGGGTCATCGCTGCGGGCCGCAGAAGCCCTCGGAGCCGATCATGTTATCGGCCTCGAGATTAACGATGAATACGTGACAAACGCGAGACGAGCCCTCAATCAATCGCGTGTGCTGCGGAAAGCATCGTCCATGCAAAAGGAGCAAACCTCATGAGCACACTCGCTGAAAAAATCGACATCAACGACCTTTACGAAACCATCGCTGACATCAAACCCGTCGCACAACAGGAGCCCGCTGTGAACAAAGTCCCCCATTCTCTCGCCGCCCCCGTCAATCTTGCTGGCAGCAATCCGCAGCTTACCATCATGGCTGATGCGATGAAGCGGGCCGAAAAGCTATTCACCACGAAGAATGCAGAATACGGCGACAAGACTGACATTTTGGCAAACTTCCGTCGCCTCGCAGACCAGCAGGGCGTCCCCATGTCAACCGCGTGGTTTTTTCTTGCTGGCAAGCACATCGACACTATCACACAATACGTCAAAGATGTGCGCGAAAATAAATCCCGTGCGCGGTCCGAGCCCATCCGTGATCGCATCGACGACATGGTGGTTTACAGCTTGCTCCTGCTCGCTATCGTCGCAGAGGAAAACCGCTGATGGCAAATCTGTCATTCGGTGAAAAGATCGTCCGCAAATCTTTCAACCCTTCCGAACAAGCAGACGTGAAAGAAGCAAAACGTCTTGCGGCAGAGTTGATCGACTTTTGCTACGACATGATGCCGGACGGCGCTGGCTCCGAACTTAAAGACGAAGAACTGCGACTTTACGGCCAAGCAATCACTTCGTTCGAAGCCGGAGCCATGTGGCTTGTCAAAGCTCTAACCGCAAAGCAGCAGTAACATGCACAACGCAGCGCCAGCATTCGCTCATTCTTCTGGTCCGAAAGACGCAAAGATTGCGTTTGTCGGTGAAGCCTGGGGTGAGCAAGAGGCAATGGTCGGAAAGCCCTTCCAAGGCTACGCAGGTCAAGAACTGACTCGTATGCTGAAAGAGGCAGGGATTGCTCGAAAAGATTGCTTTCTTACAAATGTGCTGGCGCTGCGTCCCCCAAACAATGACTTCACCGCGCTTTGTTGCAAAAAGGCTGAGTGCGGCGAAGACTATTCCCACCCCCATTTAGGTAAAGTCGGACAATATCTTCGCCCCGAATATCTGTCAGAACTGGAGCGCCTCCGTGTCGAATTGGAAGAAGTTCGCCCTAATATCACTGTCGCTTTGGGGGCTACAGCTTGTTGGGCTTTGCTTGGCACTAATGGTCTTGGAAGCCTACGCGGGACAGTGGCAACAGGAACTCTTGCTGGCGGCAAAGTCCTCCCGACCTATCACCCTTCGGCAGTCTTGCGTAATTGGGCCAATAGGCCGATTACCCTCGCGGATTTAATGAAGGCTAAACGCGAAAGTCTTTTCCCAGAAATCAAAAGACCCTCCAGACGCATTTTGGTCAACCCGACAATCGCAGAATGCCATGAATGGATCGCACAACACATTCGTGCTGAGAGCGCCTGCGACATCGAAACAAAATACGGCATGATCGAGATGATCGGATTTAGCGCCGACGCTGAAAACGCAATGGTCGTTCCATTCTGGGACCGCTCGAAAGGCGGAAACTATTGGGACAGCGCAACACTTGAGCGTGATGCTAGGAATGTTGTGCGGAGCATTCTCGAAAACCCGTTCGTTGTTAAAATCTTCCAGAACGGTCTTTATGACTTGCAATACTTAATGAAAGAAGGTTATCGTCCTCGTTCGTGCCTCGAAGACACAATGCTTTATCACCACGCCCTTTATCCTGAAATGCAAAAGGGGCTGGGCTTTTTAGGCAGCGTTTATACTTCCGAACCCGCGTGGAAAACAATGCGCGGGAAGAAAATCACGGAGATGAAAAAGGATGATTAAATGCAATCACGCAAACATTCCTTTCTGGAGGCTTTTCTAAACACCGCTTCTGGATTTGTAACTTCCCTTTTGACGCAATGGCTGGTGTTCCCATGGTTCAACCTACACCCTTCACTCCAAGAAAACATCAGCCTCACCGCGATCTTTACCATTGTAAGTATTGTAAGGAGCTACGCATGGCGCAGAGTGTTCAACCATCTGCATATGAAAGGTTTGCTCTAATGCTTTCACCGCTCATCCTCTCATTCGTGCCTTTCACATATTACATCGTGACTGGTTCTGAAAAAGCGTTAGCCGTTTGGGTGCTATTTGTTGCTTGCGGCATGGTGCTCTAATGCCAATCATCGACACCTCTACGCTGCAAGAAGGCATTGTGCTCGCAGAAAACGAACAGCTTTACAATGGTCTGGACTGTTGCATCACGCATG